TGCTTCGTGTGGGACCAGTTCAGCCGGGCGATCCGGTCGTACTCGTCGCGGGGGACCTGGCGCCGGTCGTAGATGCCGTCGGAGAGCTTCACGGTCGCACCTCGGTGGCTGGCACCTCTTCCGCCAGCAGTCGCCGCGCATCACGCCACGCCGCGCGCCACTGCTCGTAGTCGCTGGCGGTGGCCACCTCGTCGACGAGCGGCTTGAGCCGCACGAGTTCGCGGAGAATCTCAAGTGCGCGCTGTGGGCGGCGGCGGTCGGGCTCGGGCGTCATGAGAAAAACTCCCCGTTCGGCCCGTCGACCAGCAGCCGCAGCGCGTGCTGCACGCGGCGCAGTTCGCCGCCGACGAGAGTGGAATCAGCCAGCGCCTTGTCGATGGACGGCCCGAGGTCGACGAGCGTTGCGAACGCAGCGCGCAGCCGTCTTCGTCCCTCGCTGTCGATGTTGTAGCGGGCATTGTGGGCGCGGAGCCCGTTGCCGTGGTGGCGCTCGCTCATGGCGCGGTCTCCTCGAGGCGCGTTTGTGCGGTGCGAGCCGACTCCGGCCGGGCGCCAGTCCAGACCGCTGCCGCATCAACATCGGTGAGCAGGTCTTCGAGCGCGTGGCGCAGGTTGTCGCGCTCCTCAAAGACAACGCGGAGCATCGTCTCGTCTGCGGCGTCAATGCGGCGCGAGCGACACCACGCGGCAAGTTCCCACGTTCGGAGTGAGGGTCCCATTTACGGCGTCCCTCCAGCGACCAGCGTGAGCCCTCGCCGCGTCCTGAGCTGCTCCTTCATCGCCTCCACCTCGAGGCAGCGCTTGAGCGCCATCGCCATGAGGTTATTGAGCGCGCACTTCTGTACGAGCGACAGCGGCTCTTCGAGCGCGATGCGACACCACTGCTCGATGTCCTTCACATCCTCCGCGGCGCTCACTTGCCACCTCGGAGCTTCCAAACCACCATCTGCACGAGCATCCACGCGAGGGCGCGGAGGCTGACGGGGTAGAGGTTCATCGCTCGCCCCGCTTCTCGGCCCACGTGTAGGGCGGGTCGACGCGCACAACGCACGGGTGCTTGCGGCCGGTGCGCGGGCACAGCTTGCCTTCGTCGTGCTCGTCGCACGGGTAGGCTCGGCAGTCGTCACAGATGCCCGGTTCACCGTCGTCGTGGAGGGTCTCGGTGTCGTCACCACAGCAGGGACAGAGGGGGCTCAGAACTGGCATCGCGCGCCCTCCTCGTTAGCCACCCGCGCTTCGGCATCGAGCACCAGCAGCGCGTCCCACGCCCGAAGCAGCGCTGCCGGCCGGGACTGCCAAATCCGACCCTGCTCCCCGAAGGCGTGCGCGTTGAGCTTGTGGGCGATGTCGCGCATCAACTCGCCGTCCAGGGCCTCCGCGTCGCCGGGCAGGTCTTCAGTGCCGAGGTCGGGGAACCACCCCGTGCGACGGGCGGCGCGCACCACGTCGCGGGCGTCGTCGCGGCGTCGCTCGGCATTCACGTCGTCGGGCTCGCGCTCGGGGTTGTGGCCACCGGGGACGGAGTCGAAAGAGCCGTAGGTCATCGCGCGCCCCCTGCGAGAACCTTTGCCGTGGCCATGTCGACGGCAATGGATGTCCGCTCGGCGGCGCTCGGCACCCAGAAGTGCTGGCCGTAGACCTCTACAATTTCCGGATGTGCGGCGGCGCAAACTGCGCAGCACGACACGTCTCGGTGCGGACACGCCAAGTCGCCGCTGTGTCCCTCTCTGAAGCCCTTAGGAAGTCTCGTCGCCATGTCTGCCTCCGCTGTGCTGCGTGTTTCGACGGGGTGCCTCCGACTGCGCACCGCTAGACCCGCCCTGAACCGGCCCTGCCGCCTCCGCCGTGTTGCTGACTCGTAATATGGTACCATTTATGGTCCGTGTCAAGGGAGCACTTGAAAAGGTACCGATTTAGAGGTACACAAGATGGTATGGACGTGCGCGGCCATCTACTCCCCAGCTACCCTGCTGAAATGCTCGACCTGCAGCGAGAGCTTGAGGCGGAAGAGGAGAAGACCGCGCCGGACGACATTCGGCTGCGTGGTCCCATCCCACTCAAGGAGGCAATGGAGAGAATCGCCGAACTTCAGGCGAGGGCCCTTAAGGACTTCCTGAAGTACAGGCGAGGCATGAGCGCCAATCGGCTCTGGCTCATGGTTGCGCAGAACTTCCGCGTCGCATTCATCGCCAGGTTTGGCCCGCTCCCTCCAAGGGGCGACGAGTTGGCGGAGCGTCAGTACGCGGAGCGCGTGGCCTCGGGCATCACGGACGATCAGCGCAAGCGGAAGTAGGGAGGGGTTTCCTTCAACTTCGTCTTAAGTCGCCGAAACCGGTGAATTCTGGACGTGTATGCAATCGACAGGTTACGACTCGGTAACGCACAATGAAAAAGAGCACCAAGATGGGTCCTCGGGCGGCGGATGGATACTTGGTAGCAACCCAAATTATGGTGGCCATGGTTTGGGACCAGCAGGTGGCCATGGGAATTGCGTGGCCCTGGCGGGCGCACTGCCAGCCGGTGGTGTCGACTCGACGGCGCAAGAAGAAGCGCTGAGGCGCTTTCCACGGAGTGGCTCATGATGGACTCCGAGCGGTGCCCGCGCTTCGACGCGGGTGGTTGTCGCTGCCTTCGGCGTCTTGAGCATCGCGGGCCGTGCGACTTCCCGTACACGACGTGGGACGAAGTTCTGCAACGTCGGGCCGAGCGACGGCTTCAGGCGATTCGTGACGGCGCGCTCAAGTCCCAGCGGGGCGAGCGATGACCGCCGCACTCCTTTTTTTGACCCTATGTGACACGTCGTGTCACGCCGTGCTGTGCCCGCGTTTGGTTACGCGAGGTGCCCCGTGCTGACGCTTGCGTGGGTGTTTCTCGCCGGGCTCGGTGTCGGCTTCGTCGGTACCTGCGTCGCTCTTGCAGTGCTGGTGCGGATGGGAGGGCGGACGTGAGCGCGGAGATTCTCGCCGAGCTGAGGCGCATCAATGCGCGGCTCGACGCCATCACGACGTCGGCCGACCTCATCGTCACGCGCGAGGTGGCGGCGAAGCAACTCAAGGTCTCGGTGCGCCAACTCCAGCGCCTCATTGCGGCCGGTCGCCTCGCCTCGCTCCCGTCTGGAATCGCCCGGGCCGAGCTCGAGCGGTACGCGCGCACGCCCCCGACGCCGCTTCCGAAGATGCTCAACAAGGCCCAGCGCGAGCGCACCGCCTCCGAAGAGGCCGAGCGGGGCAGGGCGCTGCTCAAGGCACTGCGGAGGCCCCGAGCGCGATGAAGCCATTTCGTTGCGAGCTATGCAGGAATGCTGGTCGGCTACATCCCGATCACTGGCTTTGCCTTAGCTGCTTCCAATTTATGTTTCCGTATTCTCCTGGCAACGACTCAGCCATTGTCGTCCGGACTCTTGAGTTTTTCAGTGCCTTCTTAGTGGGCGATTGGGGCTCAGAGCGGCGCGCCATGAGACTCCGGCGCCTTGATAATCGGCGACGGAAGCCACGCGGTCAGTTTCTTAACTTCTATATCTGGCGGTCTCGTACATGCCCGGTGTGCGGTGGTGGCGGAAATCCACACCGCACAAACAAATGGATGTGCCACGCCTGTGCGCTCGTCTTGCGGGCGGCGCGCGATGTGGCCAAGACCATGCATCTTCGGCTTTCAGACGAGGTTCCCGTAGCCCTGTTGGCGGCCAGGGCTGCGCATCTCAAACTTGGTCGCCTCATAAGGAAGAACGCATGACGACGAAGAACAAAGCGCAGCTCCGGAAGATCAAAAAGTACAACTCTGGCCGGATTGATACTGTGTCCGCACTCATTGACCGCCTGGGCAACGCCTATATTGCTCTGGAGCGCGCCGAAGCCCCGCTTGAGCAGGTGAAGGTGCTTCACGGCACGGCGGCGCAACTATTCAGCGGTGGACGATTGCTAATCGAGGCGGCCAAGGCGCGCAAGGAGCGGCCGAATAGTCCATTCCTGAAGTGAGCCGACGATGATGCTACTTCAACACACGAGTCTTGATGGTGCCGCGCGGCACACTGTGCCGGACGTAGTGCTTGCGCAGCATCTTCTCGGACTCGTGGTTGAAGGCGCGGGCGACTTCGCGAATGTCCTGCCCGTCCTCGATGGCCCACGTGCCGACGGTGTGCCGCATGTCGCCGAGGTGGAGGCGCTCGTCCTCAGGCACGCCCGCAGCGTCGTTGGCAAGTCGCATCAGCTGTGCGAGTCGGCCGCGGCTCAGCATCCAACCCTGCTCTCGAATGCGTCGCGCGGCGGCGATGTGTTCGGGGCGGTTGAGGCCCGACACGGCCCACTCCTTCCGCTTGTGGAAGGTGACGAGTACGACCTTGTGCTTGCGCGTGGGGTCCCTCCGAACCTCCCCGCCGCTGGCGAAGCGAATCGCCTCGGACAAATGCCAGCCCGTCCCCGCCAAGAGCTGCAGTATGTCGACCACGTCCGCGCGGAGGTGCTTGTAGACGGCGAGCGCCGTCTTGAATGGCACGTCGCGGGGTCCGCTCGTCTCCTTTGCGGACTTCCGTTGGGGCATGCGCACGTCAGGCATCGGGTCTTCATGATGCTTCAGCACGCCGCGCTCTTTGCGCAGCCAGGTGAAGAAGCCCTTCAGGGCGGTGATGCGCGCGGGCCGGCTCGTCGTCCAGCGGGCGAGGGTGTCTTTCACGGTGATGGAGTTGACGCGGCGCAGGTCCAGATTCTCGAAGGACTCGAGCCAGTCCATGAGCAGGTTGGCCGATGTGTGCGCCCACTCATGCGTGTTGCCCCGCTCCTCGAGTTGCCAAGTGCGGTAGTCGAGAATCAGGTCCACGGTCATCTTCAGCCGCTCGACGCCACCGGGGACGTAGGCTCCGGGGTCGGCCTCAAACTTCCGCAGCTCGCGCATCGCGGCGTCTTCGGTGTGGCATCGCGTGCTCACCTTGAAGAGCGCGCCGCGGATGCGTTTCTCAATGACGTAGACGGGTCGCCCCGCCTTCGTCTTCCGGATGAAGCCGCCCAACCAGTGCGGCCTAGCAGTCTCCACGGCGTCGACTCGGGCTCTTTCCACGGCGAGGTTCTCCTATGACGGACGTTACATTGCACGGGCCTTCAAAACCCGTGTCACCCTTCGCGAGAAGGGTGGGGAGGGTTCGATTCCCTTGCCCTACCGAGGAAGAGCCGCGACAGCAAGCGACGTCAGAAGACAGTAGCGGTCAACGCCGAGTCGCCACGCCGAAGGGTCGTGCGGCCCGTCGCTACTCGCTGAAGCTTGCGCTCGCCGACGTTCGCCGGGCGATGGGCTCCAGCAGCAAAGCCGACATCCGCTACGGGCGCAACCCCGACGTCGTGCGCTTCATCGAGACCGCGAAGGCGGCGCTGCGGTGCGCCGAGCACGCGCTTCGGATGGCGACTCTGCGCGCGCTCGACAAGACGGGCCGATCCAGGGCGAGGGCGGCATGAAACCCTGGCACAACTGCCCGAGGTGTCCGCACTGCGGCTCGGCGACAGGCCTCCCCCGCTCCAAGGCCGACTGGAACCATCGCGCGAACGACGGTGACAGGCTTGTGTGTCCGGCGTGCGGCAAGGGCTGGGTGGGCACCCTTGCAGAGGTGACGCAGGCCACGGCCGCGCAGCTCGCGTGGGAAGCGCACGAGCGGGGTGAACTGTGACCGAGTCCGTCCCGCCGTTGCCGCCCATCAGGCCCACATTCACGAACCTCATCACCGAGGTGGCCATCGACGTCAGGCTGACGAAACTCACGACTCGGCGGGTACTCGAGACATTCTTCGCGCAGCTCGCAGAGGCGACCTGGGCGACTGGCCGCGTGTACGTGCCTGGCCTGGGTCTGTTCGCCGTACGGAGCCGCCGGCGGCGTCGCATCACCAACCCACAGACGAACCGCCCGTTGATGCTGCCGGGTCACCGGGCGGTCTACGCGCGCGTCGCGAAGAGCTGGAGGCGCCAGCCGTGAGCTCCACCACTCTCGACGTCATGAGGTTCAACGCGCAGTGAGCCCCGGAGGGGGAACGTGAGCCATATTGCATTTGAGTTGGACGCCCTGCCGTTGGTGCCGAAGGTGGCTCGGAGCGCCGGCATTCAGGAGGCGGTCGTTGGATGGGGTCTCACGCAGATGTGGGAGTGGTGCTGGCGCGAGAAGACAGACAAGGTCACCACCAACCACCTGCGCGGCTTCTTCGGCTCCGAGCTCGGAGCCATTCTCGTCGACTTCGGCTTCCTTGAGGCCATCGGCTCAAGCGTCTGGCGGGTGCGTGGCGCACAGCGTTATCTGCGCATCCAAGAGGGTCGCGAGAGGGGCGGGAAAGCGGCCGCTGCGGCCGGAAACCTGAAGCGCGGCCGCGCTGCTCCTGCTGGTCCGAATGCTGGGGCATCTCTCCAGCTGCCTTCCAGCACCTCTCCAGCACCTCTCCAGCTCGACTCCAGGCTTTCAGCGACTAGCGACGAGCGACTAGCGACTAGCGACAAGCGAAATACAGGGCCCGCGCCAAAACCGCGGGCGGTTAACCCTCGACTTGGACCGCTCATTGGACGGCTCAAGAAAAGCTACCACGACCTCGTAGGCAAGCCGCTCGACCCGACGGACCAAGACGTCGCCGCGCTGAAAACGCTGCTCGGAAGGGGCGATGACGACGAGATCGACCGGCGCTGGCGCAAGGGCCTGTCCGCCAGTCAGTTCGAGACGAAGTGTGCAACGTTTCTAAAGCTGCTGCAGGTCTGGCCGGAACTCGCCATCGAACGCGCGGCATCGACGGGTCCGCCCAGGGGCGCGGCCACCGCCGCTGACACCGACTGGAGCAACTACCGCGAGGGCGACACCGCGCGCGAACTCTTTGGAGAAAAGCCATGAGCCTGCCACCGCACCTGATTGAGAAGATTCGCCGCATTGCCGAGAAGTCCGAGATGGCGGCGGCGGGCGGCCCATACAAGCCGGAGCCCACAGTAGACCCCGGCACCGCGATGACGAAGGTGCGCCGGGCCGGCGCCCCGGTCGGCTTGCTACAGTCAGTTCGGGCACTCGTGATGAAAACGCTCAGGCCGTCGCGAGCTGCTGAGGCAGCGGCCTCGTGGTGGGACGGCATGCGAGGCGAGCGGTCGATGCTGGCGCTGATGGGACCGACGGGGCTCGGCAAGAGCACCGCGGCGGCATGGGCGGCATACCTCGCCGCGCGCGAGTACCCATGGAATTCCCGCGCTGGCGGTGGCTCAAGCTGGGAGCCGATTGTCTGGCTCAACGCCGAGGACGTCGCGCTGCTGCAAGGCTGGTTCAATGACGGCAAGCGCCAATACGAGGAGTGTTCGCGCGCATGGTTGCTTGTCATCGACGACGCGGGACATGAGGCGTCAAGGCCAGCCATCGCGGCGCTGACAGATTTGCTGCAGCGGCGAATGGACGGACGCAAGGCGACGGTGTTGTCCACCAACCTTCGCGGCGCCGGCTTCGCGACCCGTTACGGGGCACCAGTCGTCGATCGCATGAAGGTCGGCGCATTCATCCCGGAGCTTGGACAGTACGAATCGCTGCGTGGGCGCGAGCCGGGGGAGGACGGGTGACCATGGCCAAGAGCGATGCGGTGAACCACCCGGCGCACTACCACCCGGGGACGTACGAGGCGATCAACGTCATCGAGGCGTGGGGACTCGGCCTTCACCTCGGCAACGCCGTGAAGTACATCTCGCGGGCCGGCCGCAAGGGCGACGTGCTTGAGGACCTCAAGAAGGCGCGCTGGTACCTCGACCGGCTCATTAAGCAGCTTGAGCAGGTGCAGACGTGAAGCGCTCCCGCTCGTTCCTGCGGTACCGCCGCGGCTCGCGCGATGCGAACCACGTCGCCATTCGCGACGGCCTGCGCAATCTCGGACACGAGGTCATCGACCTGGCCCCAGTCGGAGATGGCGTGGCAGACCTCGAGGTATTCCGGTTCCTCGGCGCCGGCATCTGGAGCCTGAAGCCGACGTTCCTCGAGCTCAAGGTCGGCAAGGGGAAGTTGCGCGAGTCGCAACTGGCATGGCGGGAGCGCGCGGCTTCGCGCGGGATTCGGGTGCGCACCGTCACAACGCTGGCCGAGGCGCTGGAGGCGCTACTGTGACTCGCCCCGAGCTCCTCGACGCCATCCGCCGCGCCGCGGACCAGCCCCTCGAGGGATTTCCGCGCCGCCGAAAGGGCCTGGACGTCGAGACGGCCGAGCGGATTCTGGCGGTGGTGCTGGACGCCATCGCGCCGCCCATCATCAAGCGCGTGGAGCGGGACTGGAGCGGCAACGACGTCGCAGACATGCTCCGGGAGTGGCGCCAGACGCACGACGTTGCCACAGGACGCGCGAACGGCTCGCATGTGGTGCCGCGGGCCACCTTGCGCACGAAAGGCCTCACCGGCCACGATTATGGCTGCATGTGCGCCGACTGCACTGGAGTCCTGCTTTGAGCCGCGGCGTCGACGGGGAGCGCTCCGAGGACTGGGAGCTGCGGCGCGTCGAGCGGGCGAAGTGCGTGCTGCGCCAACTCCAGGCCGTGCTGACGTACACGTACGAGCGCGTGCACGTAGCGGAGCAGGCCCGTCGGCTGTCGATGTCAAGGGACCGGGTACGATGGATGCAGCGGGTGCTCGGCCTACGCAGTGGCCGCATTAAGTCGGGCTGGCTGTCGACGGCTGTCGGCGCCTCGAGCCGGGGCATGGAGGCGGCATGAAGGCCCCACAGAAACCTCAGATCAGGCGCCGCAAGAACGGGACGTTCCCAAAGGGCACGTCGGGCAACCCGGGCGGTCGACCCAAGGAAGAGAAGGAAATTATCGAGGCCCTGCGCCGCCGCGGCGACGAGCTTGTAGCTGCGCTGTTCCGCGCCGCGTTGCGGAAGAAGCCGGACGTGCGCGCCATCACGGAGGCCTTCAACCGCGCCTACGGCAAGGCCCGACAACTGGTTGAGCTGAGCGGCAAGGACGGCGGGCCCCTCGAAATCGACTACTCGAAGCTCTCCGTCGAGCAGCTCGAGGAACTGAGGTCGATTCTCGAAGATGCTGCCGCGCCTACGACTCACTGACGTCGAGCGCGAGCTCGCTCGGCGCAGCCTGCTGGCCTTCGTCCCCTGGGCGACGCCGGCGTACGGCCAGCCGAAACACCTGCGCGCCGTCGTCGAGCCTTTCGAGCGCGCGGTGAGAGGCGAGGCGCTGCGCATGTGCTTCTGCGCGCCGCCGCAACACGGCAAGTCCGACACCCTGTCGCACGGCGTCGCATGGGGGCTCTGGCAGGACCCAGCGCTGCGCTTCGGCTACGCGACGTATGGCGACGAGCTCGTGCGCGACAAGTCGAAGCTGGCCCGCCGCATCGTCGTCGACAGGCTGGGCATGCCGCTCGAGTCCGACAGGTTGGACCAGTGGGACACGCGCGAGGGCGGCGGTTTCATCGGCACGTCGGTGCGCGGCGCATTGACGGGCAAGCGCGTCAACATCGCCATCGTCGATGACCCGTACAAGAACCGGCCGGAGGCCGAGAGCCCGACGACGCGCCGCACGGTGCGCGACTTCATGAACGACGTCGTCGAGACGCGCCTCACCCCTAACGGCTCGTGCTTCGTCTTCATGGCGCGGTGGCATCCGGAGGACCTCATCGCCGAGTTGGTGCGCGACGGCTGGAGCTTTGTCCGCCTGGCTGCCCTCGATGACGAGACGGGCCTGCCGCTCTGGCCGGAGCGCTGGACGCGCGAGGCGCTCGAGGAGAAGCGCTCCCGCGTCGGTGACTTCACCTGGGAATCGCTGTACCAGGGCCGCCCACGCCCGCGTGGCGCCGTCGTCTTCGGCCCGCCCACGACATATACGGAGCTGCCGAAGGTGTACCGCAGCGCCGGAGGCCTCGACTTGTCGTACGCCGCGAAGTCGTCGGCGCACTGGAGCATCGCCGTGCGACTGCTGGTCGCCGGCGGCAAACTCTACGTGGCCGACGTGCTCCGGCGAAAGGTGGCGGTGCCGCAGTTCCGACTGGAGCTACACGCCATTCACAGCCACGCGCCAGCGACGCGCTGGCGCTGGTACACGTCATCGACAGAGGTGGGCCTCGGGCAGATGTTCAACGAGCCGCCGCACGCGGTGCCGGTAGTGCCGGTGCTGGCCCGGGCCGACAAGCTGACGCGGGCCCTGCCTTGCGCGGCCGCGTGGAACCGCGGCGACGTGCTGGTGCCGCAGGCGGCGCCCTGGCTCGATGAATTCCTCGCGGTGGTGACCAACTTCACGGGCACGGGCGGCGAGGACGACGACGTCGACGCGTTGGTGGGTGCGTACGACGAGGCGACAATGGGCAACGGCCGCGTCAGTAGCGAGCCGGCCGAGCCGACGAGGCTGGGCGCGTGGCACGCAACTGAGCTCTGAGTGTTGATGCTTCGCCGCTCGGGGCCGAAGTCTTGGCCACGTGAGCGCACACGCCAAGCTGGCCGCCACCGTGCTTGCTGCCCTCGGCCTCAGCGCCCTGGGCACGTGGCTTAACCTGCTCTGGCTGCGCTGGGCGGTGACGCCGTGAGCGTCGCCGGCTTCGAGGTGAAGTATCTCGTCCGCGGCCAGGAGGACGAGCTCGCCTTCCAGAAGCTGGCGGTGGCCTTCGAGCGCGCCGGCGACGAGTTGGCTGACTTCGGCAAGTATGTTTTCCCGCTGTTGGGGCCAGCCTTCGAGGCAGCGCTCGGCGCGCAATTCGCCCAGGAGGGCGGCGGGCCCAACCGCGGTAGTTGGGCGGCGCTGACGCCGGCCTACGAGGCCTGGAAGTCGCAGCACTACCCGGGACAACCGGTGCTGGTGCGCACCGGAGCGCTCAAGGAAGCGCTGACGAGCTCGGGCAGCGCGCACGCCGCGCGCGACTACTCGGCGAGCATGTTCAATTTCGGCACGCAGGGGCTGCAGTACGCCAGCTACCACCAGACCGGCACGCGCCGGATGGTGGACCGGCCGCCCTTCGACTTCGCGTCGGAGTTCGAGCGCGAGCTCGCGCGGCTCGCCTACCAGGGCGCCCGCGAGGCGATGCAGTCGGCCGAGCTCGACAAGTACGTCGACATTCCGGCGGAGGCGGACAGCTGATGGCCGTGCGCGCCGAGCAGATTGCCGTCTCCGCACTGCGCGACTGGCTGCTGGCGCAGCTGCCGGCCCGAGTCGCCACCGTCAACGCTACGCGCGCGCCGGTGCTGAAGTCGCCCTACGTCGAGCCCTTCAACGTGACGTCGGGCATGGCGACGAGCGTCTCGTCGACGGGCGTCGACACCGGCTTCAGTGCGGTGCCGTTCACCACCGGCTCGGGCCGCACGGCGGTGCAGCTCGCCGCGGACTTCAACGCCGTCGTGCCCGCACTGGCGTCGGCCGACAGCGACGGTCACGTGCTGCTCACCGGCACCGCCCCGACGTCGGCCGCGCAGTCGGTGGCGCTCGGGCCAGACACGACAGGCGCCAACGCACTGCTGGGCTTCGACGCCGGCGGCGAGAAGGTGGTGGCGGCCCCGGTGGTGGCGCCCGGCTACAAGGGCGTCGCCGACGGCCTGCCGGTGCTGCCTGACATGGGTCAGGGCTTTTGGATCATTATCGGCCGCCGCAGCAGCACGCCGGTGCAGCCCGACATCCGCCGCGATGAGTACCTCGTCAGCGTCGACCTCGGCATCCTTCACCGCGAGACCAACGTCCAGGTCAACCGCAGCCGTGAGCACATTCATTCGGTGGTGCGGTGCGTGCGCGAGACGTTGCTCACCGACAGGGGCCGCCGGCTCGGCCGCGAGGGCATCGGCGACATCGTCAAGGTGGGCGAGAAGTCATGCCTCATCGACGGCGTTCCCTTCAGTTTCCGGGGCGGCGCCGAGGGCCCGCCGCCGCCCAATGGGCTCTTCGACAGGGCCTTCATGCAGCTTGCCATCCGCGTCTTCGAGAGGCCCGACACTACATGAGCCTCCACCCTTCGGCGACGCACGCGCTCACAAACGTCGACGCCGACGCGGGCGGCAATCCCGCGCCCGCGCTTTTTCTCCGCAACCTGAAGGAGCACTGACATGGCCGCAGAACCGGTAGATGCCTGGGATGCCCGAGTCCTCGCTGCGAGCGAGGCCACCTTCGGCACCGTGCCCAACCCCGCCGCCAACCAGGCCATCGAGTTCATCAGCATCGACACCGGCAATGCCGAGCTCGGCGCGGTGCGGCCGAAGAAAGACAGGAACGTCGGCCGTGGCATGACGGACGGCTACGTCATCGGCCGCGTCGCCCAGATGCCGTGGAGCCTCGAGACGTCGGTGAAATCGCGCGCCACCGTCGACACGGTGCCGCATGAGGCCGTGCTCTACCGCGCTGCCGGACTCAGCGAGACGGTCAACGGCAGCTCCAACGTCACGTACTCCATCGCGCCGAACCCGCTCAATGACGGATTCGACACGGGCGGCGGCAACAGCTTGCAGTCGATGAGCCTCTACCGGTGCCTCGGCGTCGGCTCGGGCGCCACGACGTCGCGCTACCTCGCCGAGCAGATGCGTGGCTGCATCGCCAAGACGCTGAGCTGGAGCGGCGGAGACAAGGAACTGACGCTCAAGGCCAGCGGCGACGCCATCGGCAAGTACACGCTCGCCTACTCGCTGAGCATCACCTTCGCGGACGGCTCAGCCACCACCATCACCTTCGGCAGCGCCGAGGAGGCGTACCGCTTCGCGCAAGGCATCGGTTGGTATCAGATTGAGAGCGAAATCGTCAAAATCACCGTCACTCCTACGGCTGGCGCCACCACCGGCACCGTCGCGCGGGCGCAGCTCGCCAGCTCCGGCGCGGCGCACGCGGCCAAGCCGCTCGTCCCGTACCTGCCGACGCTGTCGGCCTACACAGGCTCGCCCATCTCCGAAGTCAACTGCTCGGTGACGCTGGACTCGCAGACCATCCGCTTCCAGAGCTTCACTGTCGAATTCACGTCGGGCATCGAGCTCGGGCCGGGCGAGACGGGCAGCAAGTACATCCAGACGCCCATCGTGAAGCGCTGCAGCGCCAAGGTGACGCTCAAGGGCCTGATGCGGCGTGAGGACCTGGCGCTGCTCGGCAAGGCCAGCGTGCAGGCCACGCCGCTGGCGCTCTCCATCGCCTGCGGCACCGGCACGGGCAGCATCGCCACCTTCTCGCTGCCGCAGTGCGAGGTGGACGCCTACAAGGTGCCCGACAACGGCAACGACGTCGCCTACCAGTCGCTGACGCTGCGCACCCGCGACAGCACCAGCGGCAACGACTTGATGACGCTCACCCTCACCTGAAAGTCCCGGAGGACACATGCCGCGGCTGCACGAGAACACGCCGTTCGACACCGACGCGAAGGCGCATGCCCTGGTGGAGGAGCTCGAGCACGAGGCCCTCGACGAGGACATGGTCGCGCTGGGCATCGAGAACATCATCACCGTGCTGCGCTCGCGCCAGGAGGTGGCGGTGCAGAAGGTACAGGAGGAGCGGCACGGCCGTCTGCTCGACAGCCGCCGCGCGATGCTGAAGGCGAAGGTGAAGGGCGTGAAGCCGGTGACGCCAGGCGGCAGCAAGCTGCAGCTCGTCGACAGCCCCGTCATCGCTTCGAGGCACTGACCATGGCCAACCTCACCGACACCGTCCGATGGGTGCAGTACGTGCCTGATTTGCTCGGCAACCGCGCACTCGAGCGCCCCTTCTACTTCGAGCTCAACGGCTCGATGTCGAAGGAACAGATGAAGGCGACGGAGGTCGCGCTGACGACGCCGGGGCCTGCGTCGGAGCTGTCTGACGACGCGCCGCCCGAGGCCGTGGCCGCGCGCAACGAGGCGTCCCGCGCGGAGGCCGTGACTCGGTACGCGAAGGCGCTCGAGCCCTACGTGCGCTTCGGCGCCGAGCCGCTCACGGTGGGCGGCCAGCCCGTGACGACGCTGGCGGGCTACTTCGACTTCGCGACGTCGAAGCTGACGGGGCTGGCCGCCTTCCTCGAGCCCGGGCGGGCGCTCGTCGAGGTCAACACGCTGGACTCGCGCGCCAGTTTTTTCTCAGGGCGGCTCTCTGGTGGATTCACTTCTACGACGCGGCCGAACGGCGCGAGCGGCAGAAGCCAGACGGCCGCCCGCTGAAGTGGGAGTCGGACCAGCAGCTCGGCATCCTCGGGTGGGTGCCGCCGAAGAAGAAGGGGCAGACGGAGCAGCCACGATGGACCGAGCGCGCGGTGGACATCGACGAGGCCCTCGCCCACTGGCAGGTCGCCGCGGTGCTCGAGCGCTGGGGGAGCGCGCGCATGCATGAGGCGCCGGCCTACTCGGGTGGCGTCCTCGACGCCTGGCCCGCGGTGATGGTCGACGGCCTGGCGGTGTGCCGCTCGGAAGAAATGGCCATCGACGACTTCAAGCGGTGGAAGGAGCGGGCCGATGGCTGACCTGGAGCTGCACATCGGCGGCGACTCGGGCGAGGCGAGCGCAGCGTTGCACGACGCCGGCAGCGCCGCCCACGAGGCGCACGACAGCTTCCACGAACTGAAAGAGAAGGCCGACGAGCTCAAGGAGAGCTTCACCGCTGGCGCTCTTGCGGCCAACGCCTTCGAGAAGGCCGTCGAGTTCGCGAAGGACTTCGTCAGCGAGTCGGTGCAGGAGTACGCCAAAGCCGAGGCAGCCCAGCGACAACTGGCGTTTGCTGCCGGAGATCTCACCAAGGAGTTCACGGAGCAGGCTGAGGTCATCGGCCGCAATCTCGCGGTGAAGGCCGAAGACGTCGAGCACATGCAGACGATGCTGCTCCGATACGGTGCGGCACCCGAGGTCATCGGCAACGCCATCGTGGCCGTGCAGAACTTCGCGACCGCGACGGGGCAGGACGCGAACAGCGCGATGATGATGCTGATCCGCGGCGTCGAGAGCGGACACGGCAGCTTGGGCCGCATGGGGGTGAAGTTTGAAGAGACCGGCGATAAGTCCAAGGACTTCGCCGCCGCCATTGAGGCGCTCAATAAGAAGTTCGGCGGTGCCGCGGCGACTGAGGCCGAGGGACTCAGTGGCCAGATGCGTGCGGCGAGCATCGCCGTCGACGAGGCGAAGAAGTCGTTCGGCGAGTTCTTAGCGATGCTCGAGACGAAGTCACACGTGCTCGACGTGTGGTCTGGCTTTTGGCGCGGCGGCTTCGGAGGAATGCAGGCGGCCGTAGGCCAGGCGATCTTCGGCACGGGAAAAACACAAGAGGCCGTGCCTGGCGTCGAGGGACAGAACCCACTCGCGAAGGACGGCGGAGTCGACCTCGACATCGGCCAGGTCGAGCTGTCGCCGTCCAAGAAGCAGCTCGACAAGGCCGAGAAGAACGAGGAGGCGTACCTCGAGAAGTACAACAAGTGGCTCGACGAGCAGTGGGTCGCCGCGCGCAAGGCCGAGGACGACGACGAGAAGGCCTTCGATGACTACCACGACAAACGGAACAAGGCCTTGATGCAGGCGCAGGACGAAGAGTTCAAAATCAAGGACGAGGCCGCGAAGGCTTGGCTCGAGCAGCAGAAGAAGCTCGACGAGCAAGAGCTCTCAGAGATGAAGGAGCAGGCCCGGCTCGCGCAGGAGCAGCTCAAGAGCCAGGAGAAGATGTGGACCTCCGCGGGCGAGCGCATCGGCACGGTGCTGGTCGAAGGAATGATCAGCATGATTCAGGGCAAGGGCGGCAAGGGCGGCGGCCCCGACTTCGCCGCCCAGCTCGCTGGCGCCATCATGGGCATCGTCGGCGCGGCGATTCCGCTCTTCGGCGGGCTCGTCAGCTTCATCCAGAAGGGCTTCGGCGGCGACTTCAGCGGCGCGACAGGACTGGGTAACCAGGCCAAAGGCTTCTTCACCGCGGGCAGCGGGCCAACGCCGCCTCCGGGCTATGTGGCGCCGACCAACTACGGCGCCTCGGACCCGAGCGAGTGGGAGAATCCTTTCCCGACACAGCACGCCGGCGGCTGGGTCCGCTACCACACGGGCGGCTGGGTCGGCGAAGTCCCGATGATTGGCCTCGCCGGAGAGCGCGTGCTCTCCCAGGGCGAAGTGTCGCGCATGGGCGGCCGCGACGCCGTCGACTCGGCGGCGCGCGGAGGCGGCACGACGATGAACGTCTATGCGTTTGACGCACAGAGCCTCCTCGACGTGTTCGGCGGCGGCTCTCGCGGCGTCGCCAGCCGCGCCATGTTGAACGCGGTGCGGACCAACAAGGGCGCGCTGCGCGAGATGTTCGGAGGGAGCTGACGTGGGGCAGCATGGCTACGTCGTCACCAACGCGCTTGCCGGCCTCGCCGCCGGCTCCTTCACGTGGAACACCGGCTCGACCACTGACAGAGACAAGCTCAACGACGGCCGCATGGATGTGCGCGCGCTGGCAGGCACCCACACGTCACCCATCACGCTCGTTGTCGACATGGGTGCAGCAACGTCGCTCGTCGGCTGGGGAGCGCTGAACAGCAACTTCGCGGGCGCGCTGTCGGCCCACACGCCGCAGCTGAAGATTGAGGGCGCCGACGACGCGAGTATCACCGTCAACGTCGTCACGGCGAAGGCGGCCTCGACGCTCTACACAGCGACGTCACCGCGCAACAAAGACCACGTCCTGCAGTTCCCTGCGGTGTCGAAGCGCTACTGGCGGCTCACCTGGTCATGGAGTGGCGGCGGTAGCTCAGGCGCCATCTACGTCGGCGAGCTCTTCGCGTACTCAGCCATCAACATGCTCTCGCGACGCAGTGTCTACGGCAGCGGTGAGCAGCAGGACTGGATTACCGCGCCGCTGCAGATGATGTACGGAGAGACGCGCTCGGCCTACCTCGCCGGGCCCGTTCGCCAGTTGAACTACGACTGGGCGGACCTCACCTCGAGCCAGCGCGACGAGTTGCAGGCGATGTACGCCAGCACGAACGGCGGCACGGTGCCGCTGCTCTGGGTCATGAGTTATGAGACGCAGTCCGGTGCGGCCGCGGTGTCCGAGCAGGAGTGCATCTACGGACGTCTGGCCAAGCCGTCCTTCGGCTGGAAAGAGAGCGACTTCTCGCTGTTCCAGCCCGATGGCATGAGCCTGCGCAGCCTTGGCCGTGAGGCGGGTGCCTGATGGCCTTCGCGGATCTACTCACCCAGGACGGCATCGGCTTCGTGTGGCTGCTCGAGGTGAGCAGCGACAACTTCAGCACCGTCGCGCACCGCTGGGCGACGCACGCCTGCCACGTTGACAGCGACAGGTACGACCCGCGCATCGTCAAGCTCGGCAAGCTCTCGAAGGCGTTCGGGCTCGACGGCTTCCCCAGCGTCGGCACGGTGTCGCTGGTGCTCGACAACACCGCCTTCGACATGGACTGGCTAGTCGACGTCAGCCAGGGCGCAATCGAGTTCACCTACCGCTTCCGGCTCTCGCTGGGCCTCTACTCATTGCCCATCTCCAGCGTCGGCGTCGACGCGGACATTCCCTCGGCGCAGGTACAGGTGATGGGCACCTTCGGCATGCTGGACTCGCCCCAGCGCGACAACGTCAGCGTGACGCTGCAGCTCGCCGACGACAGCATGGGGCGCTTCAACGAGTTCGCCTCAAGCCCCACCATCAACGAGTGGCGCACCGACGTCAGCACAGACGCCAACAACAACCTGCTCGTGTCTTCGCCAAACCAGCTCGACCCGCTGGTGAGTTGGGACCAGCCGCTGCCGCTCGTCTTCGCTCCATCGGCAGCTGGCATGCTCGCGTCGCTCCAGGGCGGTGACAATGGAGGCACGCTCGCGGCCAGCGGCTACACGCACGCCATCGTCGTGTGCGTGACGACCTCGGTTGATGACGTCACCGCCGACGACGTGAGCGCACTGAGCGCCACATTTCGCAGCGATGCGCTCTGTGGCGACAGCGGCGGCAACAGCGGCCCTTTCCTTGGGGCCGGCCAGTCGTTCGCCATTCCACAAACCGTCACCGTTGCCGCGGATGACCAAGGGGTGAAGCTCGGGAAGGCCACGGCCGGCACCTACAACATCTGGGCAGCACAGAAGTGCCCGGCCATATCGAAGGACGGGCATGCCTGGCGGATTCTATGGTTGGCCCTCAACATCGAAGGCTACGCCCAGTGGGCCGTCCGCAACCTCCCGGGCGCAGGCTTTGTCGGCGGAGTTGCGCTGCCGAATAGCAACATTCCGCCAGCCTCGCTTTCCATTCCGTACGTGAACGCCAACCCGGGCTTCTATTCGCCAGATTCATTGCGGGCCATCGACCATTTCACATGCACCGGATTCCCGTTCAGCGCAGTGACGAACAAGACGGCGCAGTACCAAGCGGGGGTCGACGTCCTGCAGGACTTCATCGGCCACTACTCGGCCGGCTCAACGTCGGACCTCGACTCGGCAGCGTTCACCGCGGCGGCCACTCAGAATCAGTGCCTCGTGCAGGGCGTGATTCAGCCGCTCCAGCTCGCCAATCAGGGCCCCAGCGTACGTTACCTCTCGCCCATCGCGGCCAGCATCGCGCCCGGCCAACTGCGACAGGCCATCGGCGAGGTCGCCCAGAGCATCGGCGTCGACGTCTTCTTCACCTGGGGCGGGCTCTTCTCGGTGTCGGCGGGCTGGTTCAACTTCAACAACATCACATCAGCGAAGCCCACCATCGACGAGACGCGCCTCCTCAACATCAAGGAGCGCAAGCCAAGCCAGGGCGAGCGCTGGGCATTCTTCAACCGACTCTACGTCGTAGGACCGGACGGCAAGCCCCAGGGGCCATTCGACAACGCCGCGTCCATTGCGCTGCTGGGCGTGAAGATTCCCCGAACCATTCAGGGGAAGTGGCTGCTCCAGTTGACCGTCGACGACTTTCTGGCGCTCACGACCCCATGGCAAATCCACCCGCGCCTCGAAGCGAAGCAGCGCAACCTCATCACCTTCACCACGGACCGCGAGGCCCTCGCGCTCGACCAGGGAAGTTTCTTCCTTCTTTCGTGGACGCGCGGTGGCAGCGCTCCCGTCTACTCAAACACGCTGTTTCACATTGAGCAGATCAGCGTCGACCCGGAGACGCTCGCCGTCGACATCGAGGCCGTGTGGGTCGACGACGTCCAGACCACCAACGCTTACCTGCTCGACGACGAGTCGCTGACGGTGCGGTGGAACGGCACTGGCGGCGGCACGCTCACTGTTACAGACGGCGACAGTCACATCATACTCAGCGTTGGTGGCTTCCTTGGAAACGGGGTGGTGCCGGGCGACATCCTCCTCATGCTCGACACCACCATCGCGCTCACCGCCTTCACGCGCTACCGCACCATCCGCATCGCGAACATAGTCTCGGACACCGTCGCGCAGGTGGTCGCCGACCTAACCGGGGACCTGAACTTCGACGCTCCATCGGGCGTCGCCATCGCGGCCGGCCACTGGCTCATCTACAAAGGCGCGACGACGTACCCGAGCGCCATCTCGGACCCGACGAACTATCCACAGGGCGGCGCGATGTACGGCAAGGTGACGGATGCCGGCGGTCTCTTTTCCGACTCGAGCCCTGGCAACCAACTGCTCGACGGGTGAACCATGGACATCTACCCCTACTTCATTCTGGCGACGAAGAACCGAAAGGACCCGCTCGGGCCCGGCTTTCTCACGAACCTCACGCAGAACCTCGTCTACCAGCGCGCATTTCAGCAGCGCGAGCACATGGTGTCTGGCGAGCACAACACGATGAACGTGCCGCGCGTCTGCCGCGAAATCAACTGGAGCGGCAGCGCGTACAGCGCCAGTCCGAGCGCGAGCGACATCAGCAGCATCAGCAACCCCGCGGTGGGCACCGTCACGCTGACGCTCGCGAGCGGCCGCTTCTCGACGAGCATGCGGCCACAGATCAACTTCAAGGGCACGGGCGTGGCGACGAAGCCGTGGATGGTCGGGTGGAACGTCACTTCGGCCACTTCGCTCACCATCTACCTGGCGCAGCTCTCTAGCGCCCTCGGTGCTGGCAATAGCTGGGCGGCGACGGACGGCTCCTTTGACCTCGCGATTCACTCCGACCCGCTCGACATCGGCACTTGGAGCGCGACGCCTCCGCTCCACCAGCGCGGCGACACGCTGACCAACGCCGCGACCGACTGGAACGCGATGGCCCAGGCCCAAATCGACATGTACTCGGCCTTCGGCAGCGGGCACTCGACAGCCAACGGCACGCACGCCGTGCGCGAGGCAGCGAAGGCCTATGCCAGCGTGCAGGACACCGGCGGCGCCTACGCGTTGGCGAGCGGTGCCGGCCACAGCAGCAACGTTTCGAGCGTCTCGCGTACGGGCACCGGCATCTGCGTCGTGACGTACAGCGCGATGACGACGCCGACGCAGGCGTTCCCGTGTCCGGACTATCAGCGCACGCTGGCGGGCGACCCGGCTCTGTACGTCGTACAGGCGGCGCAGACGTCTTCGACGCAGTCGACCGTCTACATCTACAAGTACGACACCGGAGCGAAGACGTGGAGCCTTGCCGATGCCGACTTCTTCATTGCTGTGCACGGGGGCTGAGCGGTGGCCTTCCTAAAAATCTGGAAGGTCTGCAAGGACTACGGGATGGGCATCCTCTCGGCGAACGTCGCAGCCGCGAACCTCGATTACGTGAAGGCGGGCTGGCTCGTCGAGCACGGCAGCACGCAGCCTGCAGTCGGATCTCCACTCTCGACAGGCAATCCGTACACCGCCTTCGGCACCCACAACACGCCGAAGATTCCCCGTGCGATGGTGCGCGTGCAGCCGACGTCGGTGGGCGGCTTCGCCGCGAATTCTGCCTTCGAGGGATTCGGCGGGGTGGTGAAAAGCGTTTCTCAGGTTTCGACCGGAACGTGGGTCATCGCGCTCGACAACCGGCTGACGCTCTTCTTCGCCGACCCGAAGCCCGTGCAGACCACCAATACGGTGAAGCGCTTCTGTCAGTCGTACGGCGCGACCGTGGTGGGCGCATCGAATGGCGTCGTCATCAAGTGCTACGACCTGCAGGCCGGAGACTTTGTGCTCACCGACTATGAATTCAGCTGCGGCATCTACTCATACTCGTAGCGGCCATCGGGAAAGACGCGCACGGTGATGCCATGCTCCGGCACGGTCGTCTGGCCCATCGCCGTCGTCGCTGAGCAGTTGAATGGGTCAGGGCTCACCGGCGCGCAGGCATCCAACCAACTCACGATCGCCCCAATGCGCACGTTCTGCTCGTGCCCATCACCCGCTACCCACAGGGCGCCGCCATCTGGAAGTCCGCCCGCGAACAAGCCGCCGCCATCGGCCTCGGTGCCGATGCGCTCATTCGCGGCCATAGAGAGCATGTGCCCGGGCGGCGCGTGCACCACCACCGGCGCGAAGGCGGGCCCACACGCCGCAAAGGCCAGCAAGAAACTGGCCCTCACCTTGGCTCCAAGAAATGGTCTGGCAGCCTCTGGTCTGGCAGCCTCTGCTTCTCGGCGAAGTCAGCGGCCACGTGCTTGTCGATGTTGCGAAGGACTGCCTGTATGTCCTTCAACAGGGAAAGAGCCTCGTTGATCTTCCAGTACCAGCACCACACCTCGCGGAGCACCAGGAAGAGAACGACGACGCCGAACGCGACGAATATCGAGACTACGAAGGGATTGGCCACATTCATGGCGACACACCGTACCGACGCACCCCGGCGCCGTCTATTCATCGAGTGTTGATGCTTCGCCGTGCTGCCTCTCACCCTGTAGGGCGTGGGCGCTCTCGACTGGTTCTGGCGGTTCGGCACGAGGCCTGCCCCGACTCCGCCAGCGCTGCCCGCCGGCGACTCACCCGAGCTGACGCAGCTGAGGGCGGCCATCGACAGCAACAAGCTCCCGCCGTCGGCGCCGATGACGCTGCTGGCGCCGTCGACCTCCGAGAAGGGCATCACGGGCACCGCCAACTTCTACGGCGACCTGCTCACCGAGTCGAACGCCAAGCTGATTCACGAGCAGGCCTTCGGCGCGCCCGGCGCGCGCACCTGGGGCGAGTGGGAAAAGATTCTCATGACGGACCCCGCCGTGCACATGGGTGTGGAATTCGTCGTGGCCCAACTGCGCGACGCGCTGGTGCAGGTCGAGCCGGCCGACGAAGAGTTCATGCCGGACCAGGACCTGGCCCAGCGCCAGGCCGACTTTGTCCGGTGGAACCTCTTCGAGGCGCTCGAGCCCGGATGGAGCGACCTCATCCAGCAGTGCGTGCGCGGCACGCTCTCTGCCGGCTTCTGCCTGCACGAGCTCGTCGCGAAGCAGGTGAAGCATCCGTTGCTACAGAACGGCACGGGCTATCGGCTCGCAAAGATGTCCGAGCGCCTGCCGGTGTCGATTCACCCGTTAGGCTGGCTCGAGAAGGACGGGGACCTCGACCGCGTCCGCCAGCAGGGCTACGACAACAGCGGCGCCTCGAAGTGGCAGACGCCCGAGCTGCCGGCCGACGTGCTGCAGCTCATCAGCTGGAACCGCACGGGCAACAACTACCTGGGACACAGCGCGTTCCGCTCTGTCTGGTACCTCTGCAAAATCCGCGAGCAGCTCGCGAAGCTCGTCGGCATCACTCTGACGCGCGAGGGTGCCGGCGTGCCCGTCGCGGTGACGACGGACCCGAACAAGGAGCTTTCACCGGAGCAACGCAAGGACACCGAGACGCTGCTCGCCAACCTCGTGTTCCATGAAAACGCCAGCGTCGTGATGCCGGCGGCCTGGGACCTGAAGTGGGTGTACTCGCCGGGCGCCAACAAGGGCCACGTCGTCGACGCCTACAACAACCTCGGGCTCGTCATCCTCCAGCAGGTGCAGGCGCAGCAGCTCGGCCTCGGCGTGCACAACACTGGCTCGCGCGCGGTGGGCCAGACGCACGACACGTCGAGCGACAACTTTGTCTTAGGGGTCGCGGCCACGCTCGAGGGTGCCTTCAACGGCGTCGGAGACAGGCGCTACCAGGGCACCATTCCAAAGCTGGTGCGGTGGGATTTCGGCGAGCAGGCGGCATACCCGAAACTCACCATTGGCCTGAAGCAGGCGAAGCTTCAGCCCGACTTATTGGCCACGGCGCTGGCCGCGATGCGCACGGCGAAGTGCATCACGGTGTGGCGCTGCACCGACGAGAACACGCTTCGGGAAAAGCTCGGCTTCGAGCGCATCGATGATGACGAGTTCGACGCCCAGCAGGAGAAGGCCGACAAGCTC